TTTGGCTGCGACAGCTACGATATATCCGGCACTACCGACGGTAAAGGCTCTAAAGGATCTTTGCATGGGCTTACTAAGTTCAGCATGGAAGATGCGCCACCAAATCGGTTTTTTCTGGAGTATATAGCTAGACCACAAACCGCCGAAATGTTTTTTGAAGATGTATTGATGGCTTTAGTGTTTTACGGCATGCCAATACTTGCAGAAAATAACAAACCTAGATTATTGTATTATTTAAAGCGAAGAGGTTATAGAGGTTACTCAATGAACCGACCAGATAGAACTTGGAACAAGTTATCAACCGCTGAAAAAGAAATAGGTGGCATACCAAACTCAAGTGAGGATATAAGGCAAGCACATGCCGCCGCAATAGAAACGTATATAAATTCTCATGTTGGAATTAAATCTGACGGAACTTATGGTGATATATATTTTAATACCACATTAAACGATTGGGCTAAGTTTGATATAAATAGAAGAACAAAGTTTGATGCCGCTATAAGTTCAGGTTTAGCAATTATGGCATGCAATAGACATTTATATAGGCCACATGGCGAAAGAGAAAAATCAAAAGTTAATATTAGCTTTGCACGATACGAAAATAAAGGAACTTTATCAAAAATAATAAAATAAAACTATGGCTGAGTCCGTTTTAAAAAGTTACTTCCCAAGCCAAACAGCTAGCGACGACGAAAAACTATCACAAGATTATGGTTTGAAAGTGGCTAGAGCTATAGAAAATGAATGGTTTAAGAAAGACAGAGGAGTCAATAGATTCTTTGTAAATCAAAACCAATATCATAAATTAAGATTATATGCAAGGGGAGAACAAAGCATACAAAAATATAAAGACGAATTATCAATTAACGGTGATTTATCATATTTAAATTTAGATTGGAAGCCAGTTCCTATTATACCTAAGTTTGTAGATATAGTTGTAAATGGTATTGCAGAAAGAACATACGATATAAAAGCATACTCACAAGATCCTAATGGTGTTAATAAAAGAACACAATATATGGAAAGTATCCTTGCTGATATGCGTACTAGAGAGTTTAGTGATTATGTTCAAGAGCAATTTGGATTAAATACATACAATAATAATCCACAAACATTACCAGAAAACGAAGAAGAGCTGCAATTACATATGCAACTTGATTACAAACAAGCTATTGAAATTGCTGAAGAACAAGCGATACAAACTGTATTTAATCAAAATAATTACGAAAATATAAAGAAAAGATTATTTTATGATTTAACAGTATTAGGCATCGGATGTGTTAAAAATAATTTTACACAATCAGAAGGTATTAAGATTGAATACGTAGACCCTGCAAACATAGTGCATTCGTATTCTGAATCACCATATTATGATGATATATATTATATAGGTGAAATAAAAAACATAAACGTTAACGATCTTAAAATGCAATTTCCAAATCTTACAGACGAGGATTTAAAAAAGATTACACAACAAGGAAGTCAAGATTATAACACATATAATAAATATAATACACAAGTAAACAATAAGGATAATAATTCAGTTCAAATTATGTACTTTAATTATAAAACGTACATGAACGAAGTTTATAAAGTAAAACAAACTTCTACTGGTGCTGAAAAAATTATTAAAAAGTCTGATGCATTTATGGCAACACCTATTGATGGTGAATTAAGATTTGAACGTATTGCTAAAAATATAGAGGTGTTATACGAGGGCGTGTTTGTACCGGGTTCAAATATATTATTAGAATGGAAGCTTGCTGATAATATGTTAAGAGAAAAAAGCGATGTTAATAAAGTTAAATTAAATTACTCATTGGTATCACCAAGAGTATACAATGGTAGAATTGAATCATTAGTAAGTAGAGTTACAGGCTTTGCGGATATGATACAATTAACACATTTAAAAATACAACAAGTACTTTCAAGAATGGTACCGGATGGTGTATATTTAGATGCTGATGGATTAGCTGAAATTGATTTAGGTAACGGAACAAATTATAATCCACAGGAAGCATTGAATATGTTTTTCCAAACAGGTTCTGTTATTGGTAGATCATTTACGTCAGAAGGAGATATGAATCCGGGCAAAGTACCTATTCAAGAAATAAGTAATAATGCAGGAGCAAATAAATTAGCACAATTAATTAGTACATATAACTATTATATGCAAATGATTAGGGATGCTACTGGATTGAATGAAGCAAGAGATGGAAGCACACCTGATAAAAACGCATTAGTTGGTGTACAGAAACTTGCAGCAGCCAATAGTAATACAGCAACAAGACACATATTACAAGCTGGATTATTTTTAACTGCTGAAACCGCAGAAAAAATATCATTAAGAATATCTGATGTATTAGAATACTCACCGACAAGAGATGCGTTTATTCAAAGTATTGGTGCGCATAACGTCGCAACATTACAAGAATTAACTGAATTACATCTTTATGACTTTGGTATATTTTTAGAATTAGCGCCAGATGAAGAAGAAAAACAAATGCTTGAAAATAATATTCAGGTTGCAATTGGTCAACAAAATATTGATTTAGATGATGCTATTGATATTAGACAAATTAAAAATATCAAACTTGCAAATCAACTATTAAAATTAAGAAGAAAGAAAAAAATAGAAAGAGACCAGCAAATACAACAACAAAATATTCAAGCACAAGCACAAGCAAATGCTCAAGCTCAACAGGTTGCAGCACAGGCAGAAGTGCAAAAACAACAAGCATTAACTCAAAGCAAAATTCAACTGGAGTCAGCAAAAAGTCAAATGGAAATGCAAAGACTTCAAGCTGAAAAAGAAATGAAAAAAGAATTAATGCAATTAGAATTTCAAATAAATATGCAATTACAGGGCATGGCGCAACAAGCATCAACTCAACAATTGCAAATAAAAGAAGACGCGAAAGCGCAAAAACAAACCGCTAAACCCTTTGAATCATCGGGTAATGATATATTAAGTGGTGGATTTGGCTTAGGTGCATTTGAACCTAAGTAATATATAATGTATAATCATATAATATTTTATCATGTCAGAAAAAGTAAAAGCAAAAGTTTTAGATGCTGAAGAGCCATCTATACAAGAAAAAGAAGAAATTGTACAAAAAAATGCAGGTTTTGATAAAGAATCTGGAGTGTACAAGGTGGATCTTTCGAAACCACCAGTAACTGAAGAACAACCTAAAGAAGAAACAGATGCCGTTCAAGAGCAAAGCACAGATGAGGTTCCTGTACAAAACGAACCCAAAATTAGCGAAGAAGTGGTCGAAGAAATACGGGACGAAAAACCTGCCGGAGAAAGTAATGAAGATGTGCGGGATACACAGGAAGAAATAGTATTAGAAGAAATAACGGATGAACAAACCAGTGATGACGAGGCTGCAGTGGTTGCAGATCAAGAGGAAGAACAAGTTGAACAGGTTGAAAAAGCAGAAGTTAAAGAAGAAATAGAATATCCTGAAAATATTCAAGACTTAGTTAAGTTTATGAATGAAACAGGTGGAACTTTAGAAGATTATGTAGCATTAAACAAAGATTACGGGCAATTTGAAGACATGTCCTTATTGCATGAATACTACACTAGGTCTAAACCTCATTTATCAGCAGATGAAATTAACTTTTTAATAGAAGATAAATTTTCATATGACGAAGAAATAGATGAGCCTAAAGATATAAAAAGAAAAAAATTAGCTTTTAAAGAAGAGGTTGCACAAGCAAAAAATCATCTTGAATCACAAAAGTCTAATTATTATAAAGAAATTAAGGCTGGATCAAGGTTAACGCCTGAACAGCAAAAAGCAATGGACTTTTTTAATAGATACAATAAAGAAAGTGCAGAGCAAGAAAAAATAACACGATCTCAAAGAGAAGTGTTCGACAACAAAACTAAATCTTTTTTCAATAACCAATTCAAAGGTTTTGAATATAATGTTGGAGACAAAAGATATAGATTTAATGTCAAAAATGTGAACGAGGTTAAAAATACTCAAAGCGACATCAATAATTTTGTCAAGAGGTTCTTGAATGAAAAAAATGAAATGAACGACGCTGCCGGTTATCATAAGTCTTTGTTTACTGCGATGAATGCCGACGCTATCGCAAATCACTTTTATGAGCAAGGTAAAGCAGATGCTATTAAAGAATCTGTTAAATCTGCAAAAAACATCAAAATGGATCCTAGATCTAGTCATCAAGAAATTGAGGTTGGTGGTTTAAAAGCGAGGATAGTTAGTGGAGACGATTCATCTGGTTTAAAATTAAAACTTAAAAATTATTAAAAATGGCAAACAACAATGTAGCGTTTAGCGGCCCAGCGGCTGCTAGCATAATTAGCCCAAGTGCTGTAAAAGCAACACTTGCGTCTAATTACTTAAACTTCCATGGTGCAGGTGGTGCTAACTGGTCACAGCAGTATTTACCTGAACTATATGAGCAAGAAGTTGAAAGATACGGAAATAGAACTGTATCTTCATTCTTAAGAATGGTAGGTGCTGAAATGCCTATGGCTTCTGATCAAGTTATTTGGTCTGAGCAAGGTAGATTACACCTAGCATATAATGGTGTTGTAGACTGTACAGATGGTTCTGTAGGTACAATCACTGGTATTGATTCAGGTACTGCTGAGGCACACGCTGTAAGAAAAGGAGCAACTATTGTAGCTTCTGTTACAGGTAACTCAAGTGCAGCAACTGAAGTTGTAAAATGTTATGTAACAGCTGGTATTGAAGCTTCTACATCTGCGTTAACTATCAAACCTTACGGTGGAGCTAACTTAGAAGATATAGGATCTTTAACATCTTCTGATACAGCAGCAGTAATTAAATTCTTTGTTTATGGTTCTGAATTTAACAAAGGTACAGCTAGTATGACCGACGCTGTAGAGCCAAACTTCAAATCTTTCACTAATAAGCCACTTATTATTAAAGATCACTATGAAGTAAATGGTTCTGACACAGCTCAAATCGGTTGGGTAGAAGTATCAGGAGAATCTGGACAAAATGGTTACTTATGGTATTTAAAAGCTGAAGGTGACACAAGAGTAAGATACGAAGATTATTTAGAAATGGTAATGATCGAAGCTGAAAAGAAAAACGGTGGAGATGCAGCTGTTCCTGAAGGATCTGAAGGGTTATTCTCAGCAATTGAGTCTAGAGGTATTGTAGCAACAAATCAATTTGATTCAACAACTACAGCTCCAGACAAATTACCAGAATTTGATGCATTGTTAAAAGAATTAGATAAGCAAGGATCTATCGAAGAAAACATGTTATTCTTAGACAGAGACGCTAATCTATACTTTGATGATTTACTAGCAGGGTTAAACCCAAATATTACAGGTGGTTTATCTTTTGGTGTTTTTGAAAACTCACAAGATATGGCACTTAATTTAGGTTTCTCTGGATTCAGAAGAGGTTCTTATGACTTCTACAAAACTGACTGGAAATATCTTAACGATAAGTCTACAAGAGGTTTAGTAGGTGGATTAAGTGGTATCTTAGTTCCAGCTGGTACATCTTCAGTGTATGACCAACAATTAGGTAAAAACGTCAGAAGACCTTTCTTACACGTAAGATATAGAGCTTCTGAAACTGATGATAGAAGAATGAAATCTTGGATTACTGGTTCAGTAGGTGGAGCATCTACAACTGGAGATGACAAGATGGAAGTACACTATCTTTCAGAAAGATGTTTAGTAGTACAAGCAGCTAACAACTTTGTATTATTCAACTCTTAATATTTAACATAGGGAACGGGTGCTTCGGCACCCAAACCCTATATTATTAATTTTTATTTTATTATATCATGGCAAAAAAAGAAAAAGCAGCGGTGGCTGTTGAGGAGCCCGTAGTGGTTGCACCACCAAAAAAAGAAGATAAAACTCCCAAATGGGAGATTAAGGATAGGATTTATGAATTAACATTAAATAAAACCCCTATCGTATACATATTAAAAAGTAGAGGATTAATGTGGTTTGATGAAGAAATGGGTTATGAAAGAGAAATTAAATATTGTGAAAATCAAAAAACAGTATTTCAAGATGAAATGAAAGGACCAGAAAGACTGAGTCATATTATTTTTAGAGATGGTCAGTTATATGT